GGAGGTGCAATCCATGCAATATTTTTAGAAATATTTGGTTCAAGACAGGATACGCATTATCAAGGTATAGAGCATGTTGGCACATCAACTCCATCTGATTTAGGCTCAGCAATTAGTAGAACAATATTAAGTTAAGGATATTACAATGAAAGAATATACAAATAATTATTCGGGTGTAAAAACAAATAATGGTGAACAAGGTTGGACAGTTGATTTATATAATGGGAACACCATTGAAAACACTATTGGTGGGTTACCTGAAGAAGAAACGGCCAATGCTATAATTACTACTTGGGTTGTTCAAGAGGGTTGGACTAATATGGACAAAACAGAAGATACTGACCCAGTTGATTGGGAAAACCCTTTATTTCAAAGAGACTTTTTAAAAGTAATTTGATTCTTAAATAACAAACTATTATAAATAGAATATAATAGGAATTAAATATGGCAAAACCAAATAGCAAACAAACATTTATCGATTATTGCCTTAGGTCGCTGGGTGCACCAGTGATTGAAATTAATGTGGACGAAGACCAATTAGATGATAGGGTTGATGAAGCTTTACAGTTTTATCAAGCGTATCATGACGATGCTATAGAAAAAGTATTTTTAAAGCATGAGGTAACACAAACAGATATTACCAACGGTTATATTACAACAAGTGATTTAATCACAGATGTTGTGCGTATTTTACCATTAAGAGATGCAGTATCATCAACAGATATGTTTGATATACGATATCAAATTCATTTAAATGATATATACTCTCTTGGCTTTATGGGTAACCTTACAGAATATGTAATGGGACAACAATGGTTATCTCTTTTAGATTTAGTTATTGATTCAGATGATAAACATGTAAATTTTGAAAAACATAAAAATCAGTTACAAGTGTTTATGGATTGGTCCGAAGAAGTAGAAGTTGGAGACCATTTAATTGTTGAATGTTATCGTATTATCGACCCAGATACATACACAGATATATACAATGATTACTTTCTTAAAAGATATTGCACAGCACTTATTAAAAAACAATGGGGTCAAAATTTAATTAAATTCGAAGGTATGGTTATGCCCGGTGGAGTCACATTTAATGGCCGTCAGTTATATGATGACGCAGTAACTGAATTAGAACAATTAGTAGAAGAAGCACGATTGAATTGGGAAAAACCAATCGACTTTATGACAGGATAAAACATGCCGAGAAATGTATATTTTTCTCAGGCCGTTAGAAGTGAACAACACTTATACGAAGACCTGATAATAGAATCACTCAAAATATATGGGCAAGATGTCTATTATATTCCTCGTACTCTTGTTAATAGAGATAATATTCTAAACGAGGACCCAGCATCAAAGTTCGATGATGCATATCTTATTGAAGCATATATTGAAAACACCGAAGGCTTTGAGGGTGCGGGTGATTTATATTCTAAATTTGGATTGGAAATACGAGATGATGCAACATTTATAGTTTCGCGAAGACAGTGGGAAAAAATTATAGGTGTATATTCAGATGATGAAATTAATCCAAAGCCACAAGAGGGTGATGTAATTTTCCTACCAATGACTAATTCGTTCTTCGAAATATCTTTTGTAGAAGATGATTCACCATTCTATCAGTTATCTAATTTACCAGTATATAAGATGCAATGTACATTATTTGAATATAATGATGAGGATTTCGATACGGGTGTTGGTGAAATCGACGCCAAAGCAGAACAGAATGCATATCAATTATCAATAAATGTAGCTCCTTCAGTATCTGGTAATCACTTTGCTGTTGGTGAAGTTATAAGACAAACACTTACTGCAGCAGTAGGAGATACACCAGCAATTGTTGTGTTTGGCGAAGTTGTAGATAGAACAAAATCAACTGATTTAGTTACTCAATTATCAATTGCTAATATTGGTGTTACAGGTTCTTCTGATTATAAAAGTTTTGTTGTAGATAACACTAAACCATTAACTGGTGATGATACAGGATATACTGCAACAGTTACCACAATATATGATAGTATTGCTGATACATCAAGCGGAAGAATGTTAACAAATGATACTATAGCACAAAATATGGATTTTGAAATAGAAGCAGATGGATTTATAGATTTTAGTGAATCAAATCCATTTGGCGACCCATCGGAGATTTACTAATGTTTGGTGACCATTTTTATCACGCAACAATGCGTAAATCAGTAGCTGTATTTGGCACACTGTTTAATAATTTAAGAGTCATTAGAAAAGCATCTGATGGTAGTGTTTTAAATCAAATACGTGTTCCTTTAGCCTATGGACCAAAACAAAAATTCCTTGCCCGTTTAGACCAGGAAACAGGCTTTGATGCTCCTATGGCAATTAAATTACCTAGGATGGCTTTTGAAATCACAGGATTAACTATTGATTCCACACAAAAATTACAAAAAAGAAATAAAATTGTAGAAGCACACGGTTCTGATGTAGGTAAAAAGAAAACTATAAAACATCATACTGCTTATAATATTAATATGTCATTATATATTATGGCAAAAAACCAAGATGATGGTTTACAAGTAGTAGAGCAAATATTACCTTATTTTAGTCCAGAGTATAATGTTACAATAACACCAGTTGAAGGTTTTGCCCACAAACAAGATGTTGCTGTAATATTAGATAGTGTAAACATAGATGACCAATACGAAGGAGATTTTGTAGAGCGAAGAGTATTAATATATCAATTAGACTTTACAATGAAAATGAAGTTTTATGGTCCTACAGGTGACCAAGGTATTATACGAGAAATTAATATTGATTTCCATGACAGCGATAATACCGCAGCCTTGTTTGAAGAAATGGATTTTACTATTGGGTCCACGGACACAGAGGATAGTTATACTGTGACTACAACCATAACACAAGATGGTACTGAATAATGGATAAAAAAGAAAAGATGATGGCAAACCTAGATAAAAATTTGCCAGAAGTAAAACAAAATAGACCTATTAAAATAGATAAAGATGTGAAAGATGATTATGATTTTTCTCGTAAAACTTATAAGGATTTAATATACACTGGAACAAGGTCGATGGATGTCCTGGCCGAATTGGCTCGTGAATCAGAACACCCAAGAGCCTTTGAAGTGTTATCACAAACAATAAAAAATATTGGTGATACCACAGAAAAGTTAATGAATTTACAGAAACAGAAAAGAGACTTGACCCAAGAGGAAAGAGAAGAAGCGAAAACAGTGACTAATAATAATATGTTTGTAGGAAGCACAGCTGACTTACAAAGGTTATTATTAAATAAGGATAATGTAATAGATGCAGAGAGTCAAGAATAATGAATTTGGTTACCTAGGTAATCCAAATGTCAAAAGAGATGGAGTCGAAACTTCTTTTACAAAGGAAGAAATTCTTGAGTATAAAAAGTGTATGGATGACCCAGCTTATTTTGCCAAAAAATATGTAAAAATTATTTCACTTGATGAAGGATTAGTACCATTTAACTTATATCCTTACCAAGAAAAAATGTTTAAACATTTTAAAGACAATAGATTTAGTATTGTTCTTGCTTGTAGGCAGAGTGGTAAATCAATATCATCTGTTGTATATCTATTATGGTATGCTGTATTTCACCCAGAGAAAACAATTGCAGTATTAGCAAATAAGGGTGCTGTTGCAAGAGAGATGTTGGCGAGGATAACACTTGCATTAGAAAACCTTCCTTTCTTTTTACAGCCTGGTTGTAAGGCTTTAAATAAAGGGTCGGTAGAGTTTAGTAATAATTCGAAGATAATAGCTTCGGCTACATCAGGAAGCTCAATTAGGGGTTTATCCATTAATTTACTTTTCCTTGATGAGTTTGCATTTGTTGAAAACGATGCACAGTTTTATACTTCTACATATCCTGTGGTATCTGCTGGTAGAGATACACAGATTGTGATTACTTCTACAGCAAATGGTATTGGTAATATATACCATAAGTTATGGGAAGGAGCTTCACAAGGAACAAATGAATTTAAACCATTCCGTGTTGATTGGTGGGATGTTCCAGGTAGAGATGAAAAGTGGAAGCAAGAAACCATAAACAATACTTCGGAATTACAGTTTGAACAAGAGTTTGGAAATACATTCCATGGTAGAGGTAATACTCTTATAAGTGCAAATCATTTATTAGCACAACAGAGTAGAGACCCAGAGTTTTATAAGGAAAATATCTTTATATACAAACAGCCTGAAAAGGACCATGAATATGTAATGACCGTTGATGTTTCAAAGGGTCGAAACCAAGATTATAGTACATTTAGTATTATAGATGTAACGAGTGAGCCTTTTGAACAGGTATGTGTATTCAGAGATAATAATATATCTCCAATGCTTTTACCAGATATAATATACAAATATGCGAATGAATATAACGAGGCATATGTTGTAATTGAAAGTAATGACCAAGGCGGTGTAGTATGTAATGGTTTATATTACGATTTAGAATATGAAAATATGTTTGTGGAATCCACAGTCAAGGCAAATGCTTTGGGTGCCACAATGACAAGAAGAGTCAAAAGGATTGGTTGTTCAAGTGTAAAAGATTTGATTGAACAGAAAAAGTTAATTATATACGATGCACAAACAATCATTGAAATGAGTACTTTTGTCAGTAGAGGAAGTTCCTTTCAGGCATTAGCACCAAATCATGATGACTTAATGATGAATTTAGTTTTATTTGCTTGGTTTACAACAACAGATGTATTCCAAAATTTAACTAATATTGATATGAAGAACATGTTATACAAGGAACGACTTAAAGCAATCCAAGATGATATGTTACCATTTGGATATGTGGAAAGTGGAAATTACGAAAAGGATAAATATACAAAGGACGAACAAGGAAATATTTGGTTCGAAGCAGAATGGAAAGGTTCACAGAATTTTTAACAGAGGCTCCAGTAGAAGAGCCAATTAAAATGCAAGATTTGCATATCGCCGTACTTGGTCTAGGAGACGAAGAGGGAACCTTTGCGGATTTAATTCAAAAGACTGTTAAGAAGTATAATATAAAAAGTACAATGATTGATGTCCAAGAAGCATTTATTGCCACAAAGGACATTGATATTGGAGAGGTTACCATTAATAATATAGATGGTAAAGATACAGAAGTTAAATTATCCATGCATAATTGTCTTGTCTTTGTTAGAGCAGGAGCGATAAAAACACTTACTGCTCAGGCTCTGGTATCATCATTACAAACAATTGGCTTTTTTCTTGTAAATGATTTGGAGACAATGTTGGTCTGTGATAATAAAATGTCAAATACAATTGCATTAGAACGAAATAATATATCAGTACCAAGAACATCAATTATTAATAATGTTAAATCAATAGAGCAAGCACATAAGAACATTGGTGGTAAATTTCCAGTTATTATTAAAACACTAAAGGGAACACAGGGTGTTGGTGTATCAAGAGTAAATGATATGCCTTCTTTAATATCTGTGGCACAATCTCTTTGGAAGTTTGATGCAGATTTATTAATACAAGAATATTTTGATTTAAAGTCAGATATTCGTACACTACTTGTAAATGGTAAGATAATAGCAAGTGCTGAAAGAGTTAAGGTAAATAAAAAAGATTTTAGAAATAATGTCCATTTAGGTGCAGAAACTTTACCTTATATATTATCACCCGAAGAAAAAGAACTAGTTATCAACTCGGCAAGAGCTGTTGGTGCAGCATATTGTGGTGTAGACCACTGTAAAGTTGGTAAGAATTTATATGTATTAGAAGTGAATGGTTCACCTGGTATTCGTTC